TGCTTTTCGAATCGCTCTTTAAGTAATTTAAAAAATATGGAGATAATTAAATGAAAAACGATATTCGTATCTCAGTGCCAGCATATGATTTTGGAAGGGACTGCCCTGTTTGTGGTGGTTCACATACGGTTTTCCAAAAGGATGGGAACGAACTAAGAGGAGATGGGGAGGCGGTTTTTATTTGGAAATGCACAATGTGTGGGCGTGAATATGAAGTTCCCTCAAAAGAGATTTCCCAAAGAATGTATGTCATGAAAAGGCGTTTTGTTGAAAAGTTTCCCGAATCATTTGCATATGGAGTCGTCACCGCTCTAGCCGGATTTGGTGCGGTGGTCTTGTTTACAATTCTTATCGTGTATATTTTTAAATAAACATAATTGTTGACATGCTAGCGAAAATTCGGCATAGTGTGTTCACGAAGAGTTTATCTACGAAGAATTTATCAAGGAGGATGAAATGTCAAATATTTATCAGAGGAACGTAGAGCGAAGGAAAGAACTTTTTACTCTCATTTTAAGTAGAAAGACGGATAAAGAGCTAGCTCATCTTTGTAGAACATCATCCAGGCGTTGCACGGTATATGCAGTCTGCCCAGATGCAAAAGAAGGTCGATGCCCGCTCAAGGCTATGTGTGGTAACGTAGATGAAAGTCATTGGAGCGAGGTGAGAGCTATGGTAGAAAAAAAGGAGGATAATAAATTGAAAAGCGTAGAACATGAAGACCAGCCGAAGAAGGTCGAAGCACCTTTTCCTCTCATTGACTCCAGTTTTCTTGATGAAGGCATAGATTCTTATAAATCTTTGTTTGAAGAAAATTTGGTTGAAGATCTTGCCAGACAATGTAATAATAAAATTCTCTACGGCTACAATACGTGTCCTCTCGTAAATAAGGATGTTGAGTGCCCTTTTGGAGATAATAAGTTGTGCTCAGAAATCACTGCTGACGATTGGGATAAACTTAAGTTGTATGTAAAGGAAAAGGAGGAAGTTAATATGCAGAGAGAAGCTAACATCCAGAGAGAAGCTCATACACAGGAAAATAATACTCAGGAGGATATTGCGCAGGAAACTAAGGAATCTCCTGTTCGATGCTACTATGCTTTCATGGTGAAAGAAGAAAAGATTGTTTTTTACAAAGGCGTTTTTACGCGACGCAAGACTGTACCTGTGGCGTTTACCTCTGAAAGCCAACGAGATCTTTTTGTTCGTAATTACGAATGTTCCTACGCAGTGAGCCGTAGACAGCTTTTGCATGAACTTGCGGACGCCTATCAGGATAGAAGTATTACGGAGCTGTCTAGGGTGATCTCGGAAATTCGGAGACGCGCAATCTCCGCGACAGAGAATAGTAACGGAGCCATTACTTACAGTGACTATCTTTACTTCGATATGGCGGAAATTGTTTTTGATATCTAAACTATAAACTCACTATATGCAGCGTGTCTTTATCGATCTCGGACACGCTGCATATAAAAAGGAGTGAAAATATGAATCTTTCCGAATGTTTGAAAATGTTCCCACATGATCGGTATTTTGATGACCTTGAAGTTAATCCTATGCAGCTTGCGGAGCACTATTACTTTAGGAAAAACACCAGACCGGGAAGCATTGATTATAGGGATTCCGCGCTTGCTTTGATGTTAGCGGAAGGCACAGATTTTTCTTCGACCGATAACACTACTCATTTGATCCACAGATTTATTGATGTCAAGTGTATTCAGTGTAAGGGTAAGATGCACTATAAGACAGCACATGGCTCTGAGCATACGAATGTCATTTTCAAGTGTGATTCCTGCGGAACGGAACTTACTTTGTGCCTTGCAAATTTCTCCGTAAAATTTAAAAAATAGAAAAAAAATGGTTGACTCCTATGAAAAGTTTCGATACATTCAGTTTCGTTGAAAGGATGATTGTTGCCGCCATAGTGATCTTTGTGTTTTCTATTCTTCCAGCATGTAGTCATGCGGAGAATGCAAACGATGAAGACATACGGAAAGTAAACTTACGAAAAGGAGAAAAGTTTGTAGGGATGAGTCAAGCCTATAAACGTGGTAGTCTAATCATAACCACGGAAAGACCATTAGATGAATCCCCCAAATGTTATACGGTCTATAGAGATCCTCTTCTCTGGGATGGATTGGAAATAGAGCTAAGAATCTGTGAGCAATAATTCTACGAGCAGTAAATCTA